ACTAATATCATTGAAAACGGATTAACTTCAATTCCAACTATTATTGAAAATGGTAATGGTTTGATTAAAGTAAGTAATACAACTCAATTCTCATCATCAATATCAGCAAGTGGAGCTGAATTAGATATTATCACATCATCATTTAAGCATGTAGCTGATATTATTGAAAATGGTGTTGCATTTGTACCGGATTCATTGGCAAGAAACTATGATTATGGATTTGAATTATCTACACCAACTTTATTACATATAAGTTCTAAAGAGCAAACAATTGGTACGGGTTCATATAACTTATCAACTCAAATTACAAATGTAAGTTCTTCTTATGGTACTGTTGTAAACGTTGTTAAAAATGGATTGAGTGTATTACCTACATTAGTAGTAAATACATCATCATCATTAAAAGTAACAAACTCAAATCCTATAAGACAAGCAATATCAGCATCATCATTTGATACTAATAAGATTGCAAGTGGATTTGATTTGATATTAAATGTAATTGAAAACGGAACATCGGTTCTACCAACAATTATATCAAATACATCAGCAAGTATTAAGGTAACTAACACACCACAATTAATAAGTGGAAGTGCGGCTGGAAGATTGCAAGGTAAATTAATATCAGCATCTTTATCTTTGGTAATTGATGTGTTATTAAGTAATGGTACAAGCTCAATTGGATTTAAACCATCAACATACCCGATAGCAAATTCAAATGCAAAGATAAATTCAGCATATAATCTATTGGTAAGTAACTCTAAATTTATAGTTGATGAAACTATTGCTTATATGAGTTCATCTTGGAGTGGATTTGATTATACACAAAGTAAATGTGAAAGAGATTTGACAGGAATCCTTAGTGGTTCTGCATTTGACCTTTTATATGGTGGTAATTCCGCATCTTTATTTAATGGTAAGTTCTATTTTGATTTCCCATCTCAAGCTACTGGTTCACAATTAGACCAAACAATTACCGCAATCAAATACGCAAGTGGATTGGCTGAAAAGGTTGTATTGAATACTCCGTTTACACATATATCGGCATCAATTAACCAACCAACATCAGCATCTTGGAATTCATTAAGAAATAACAAAGCATTTATACAAAGTGAATCAATTGCTTATCTATCTTCTTCTTGGAGTAACTTTGATTATAACGAAACTACATGTAAGAGAGATATTGGATACATTATAGATGCAGTAGCAACGGATTTACTATATGGTGGTAATGAGAGAAGTGTTGTAGCTGGAAGATACTATTATGATTTCCCATCTCAAGCTACAACCGCACAATTAGAACCAACATTGACTGGTGTAAGATATGCAAAAGGAACGGCTATGAACGTAGTGGTTAATAAGCAGATATTTACAGCATCTTTGGAAGTTCAATACGCATACGATTTAATAAAAGCTAACAAACTATTCATACAAAGTGAAAGTGTTGCATTTGTAAATGTTAAATACCCTAACTTAGATTATAGTGAAAGTAAATGTTATAGAGATTTAGGATATATCATCGATGGTGTAGCAACTGATTTATTATATGGTGGTAACGAAAGAAGTAGAGAGAATGCGGATTACTATTATCAGTTCCCATCTCAAGCTAATGGGTCTGGTTCGCAAGTTGTAGAAACGGTAGAAGCAATTAAGTACGCAGCTAGAATAACAACGGCATCTATTAGTAGTACATTAATACCAACGCCACAAATTATACCTAATACGTTGGCAAATATTAAAGTAACAAACGCTAACCAATATATTTCAGCATCATCGGCAACATCTACTGAAGCAACAATACTATCAGCATCAATTGCTATTGTAACAAACATAATTGCTAACGGAACTGGTTCAGCAATAGTATCGGCATCATTGAGTTTACCAACTTCATCTTATACAACTCCGGTAAGTAATGATAATAGATGGATTGCATACGGAATACTAAAAAATAATATTTCATTCATACAGGATGAAACTATTGCATATTTATCATCATCTTGGTCAACTGCATCTTACGATGAAAGTAAGTGTAGACGTGATGTGGGCTTGATTATAAGTGGGGCAGCTGAAGATTTAGTATTCAACTCAAATTCAGCATCAGTAGTAAATGGTAGATTTTATTATGACTATCCATCACAAGCGCAAGGAGCTCAATTAAATCAAACTATTGATGGAATAAACTACGCAAGTAAGTTAGTACAAAAAGTAATTCAAAATGTAAATTATGTAACGGCATCAGCAGTTGTATCGGCATCATACGCATTGATAAGAAACAATAGACAGTTTATTCAAAATGAAACTATTGCGTATCTATCTTCTTCTTGGAGTACGGCATCTTATGATGAAGTAACTTGTAAGAGAGATGTTGGTCATATCATAGATGCAGTTTCTACGGATTTATTATATGGTGGAAATGAAAGAAGTACAAACGCTGGGGTATTCTATTACTTATATCCATCACAAGCGCAGGGTGCACAATTACAACCAACATTGACAGGTGTTAAATACGCAGGACAAACTTCTAAGAATGTAGCTGCATCATTAACATTTGTTACAGCATCACAATTGGTATCAGCATCGGTTAATTTGTTGAGAAAAAATAGAGAGTTTATACAAAATGAAACACTAGCTTACTTAACTGCTAGCTGGAGTACATTTGAGTATGATAAAGATAAGTGTAAGAGAGATACTGGTTATATATTAGATGGCGTTACTACGGATTTATTATATGGTGGTAATGAGAGAACTGTATTGAATGGTAAATTCTATTACGAATATCCATCTTTAGCAATAGTTGAAGGTGATGGTGATGGTGTTGGACAATTAGGACAAACAATTGATGGTATAAATTACGCAGGTAGAATAGCACAAAAGATTGCACAAAATATACAATTTGTAACTGCATCATTACAAGCATCAGCATCATTTGATTTATTAAGAAAGAATAAATCATTTGTGGCAGCTGAAACTATCGCTTATGTAAGTTCTTCTTGGAGTGGTGTATATTATAACGAAGCAACTTGTAAGAGAGATGTTGGATATCTAATAGATGCGGCAGCAACGGATGTATTATATGGTGGACAAGAAAGAAGTGTGATAGCAGGACAGTATTATTACTTATATCCTTCTAACGCAATCAATAAGGGTGTACCATCAACTCAAAATCAATTAGACCCAACTCTTACTGGTATTAGATATGCTGGAAAGTTATCTAAAAAAGTAGTAATCAATCCAACTTATTTAGAACCATCTGCATCTTTAATAACAACAGCAAAATTATTGACAGATAACAAAACGTTAATACAAAAAGAAACTATAACATTCTTATCTTCTTCTTGGAGTAACTTAAAATACAATGAAGCAAGTTGTAGTAGAGATTTGGGATTTATCATAGATGCAATTAGAACTGACTTAGTTTATGGTGGTAATGAGAGAAGTATTGAAGCAGGTTCATACTATTACAAATTCCCATCAGTAGCAATTGTGGAAAGTTATGGTGATAATAATGGACAAAAGAAACAAACGGTAGATGGTATTAACTTCGCAAGAGGATTATCAGAAAAGATAGTAGCAAATACTCTATTAACTTATTTAGCACCGTCTACTAAGAGAAGACAAGCAGCTGAAAGATTGAAAGCTGGTAAAGAAGAATTAAAACAAAGAGCAATTGGATACACAAATGGAGCTTTCCCATATTTAGTATATAATGAGGCAAGTTGTTCACGTGATACTGGATTTATTGTAGATGCGTGTGTTACTGACTTATTGTATGGTGGAAACGAAAGAGGAATTAGAGCAGCATCTTCATACTACGATGGCCAATACGGAAGTGCGGTGGTGGTTACTAGAGACCAATTAGTGGAAACATTAGAAACTAATAGATATCTAAGAACTAGAGCAGAATTTATCGCAGCAGGAGCACCATTAGAATCATTTGGTTCTCTAATTGTGGCAACTGGTATTGACTACTCTTATAATGGTAGTGGTGTGACATTTAAAGCACTTCCTCCAAATCAGGGTGGTAGTGGTGTTCCAAATCCTGATTTTGAAATTACCGAATTGGGTGGAGGTAGAATCTTCTTCACATCGGGTAATCAGGATGGTGACTTTAGAATTGGTACGGGATTAAGTATTAATCAGGCAACTGGTACTCTTGTGGGTAGAACATTTAGTAAATCTCTATTCTCATTAGTAACTCCGTTCTCATTGGCACTACAAATATAAAAAAGAAAATAAAAAATAAAAAGAAATGGCAGAAGTTTTTATACCGTTAAATCGATTCCAGTCAGTTGTAACAGGACTGACTGGTGAACCTGATGAAATATATACAACTCCGGTGGGGGTATCATCAATTGTGTTATCTTGTCAAATTACAAATAATAGTTTGGTAACACAACCTGTTACTATATTTGTAACATCAAATAAAGAAATACCTGTACCTCAATTTGGTAATGTATATAGTGGTAGTGGATTTGTAAGTTCTTCTGTATCTTTATCAAATTTTAGTGGTAGTTTTTCTAGCGCATCTTTATTATTAAATGCAAATAGACAATTTTTAAGAAAAGAAATAGCAGCATACACTCAAAATCAAAATAATTTATCAGAAACGCCATTTGTATTTATATCTGATTACTTTGAGCAAAATACTTTAGATGATGTGGATGCAATCAAATATGATATTGCGAATAATACAACAATTAGAACAAACAAAGCAGCAAAAGCATACTTTGATAAAAATGGTAAATCTCTTATAGATTCAACTGAATACTCAGCATCTTTATTTGCTTTAGATTATTTAAAAGTATTATCTAATCAAATTATAAAAAACCAATCAACAACTGGTTCGGCTGATTCACCATTGTTATTTCAAAGTGGTGTTACTCAATCTGTACTAACTGGATTTACAAATGGTACTGAAGCTGGAATATCTGCATCTATATATCTTGTAAATTCTTTAGTGGATGTAATTAAAGAAACTATTGAAGCTCCTGTTTTTACTGAACAAGAAGCTGTAAGATTAGTTACTAATGTTACAATACCACCAGCGGATTCGCTTTCTCCCGTAGTTTCTGGTAAATTAGTATTAGAAGAAACATACGGATTCATTGTTTCGGGCTCAACTGAATTAACTGTAGTTCTTTCTTTGCTTGAAAGTGCGAATGAATAAGTGATATTATCTTTGGGTAATATTTATAAGGGATTCATTATATTTATAAAAAAGCTGGAAAGTAAAGAATGGCAATTAGTAATCTATTAACGGGTAGGGTAAGGGTAATTTCACCCAAAAATGTAACACAAGATAGGTATCAGTTTTTAGATTTATCTCAAGCTGAACCGAATTTAGGTGTCCCAAATTTCTCAGCATCTCTTTCTGGTTCTCCAGCTATTGTAGTTTCAGATGACCAAGGTAATAGAGGATTTGTAAGAAGTTTAGATTTAGATAGGGTAACTGGACAATTTACTGGTTCATTTACTGGTAGTGCCCAATCTTTAAGTGGTAGTTTTACTGGTTCTTTTACTGGTTCTTTTGGTGGAGATGGTTCACAATTATTTAATTTACCTGAAGCACGAATTATAGCAAGTGGTTCGGCAACGGCATCTTTTAAGCAAGGCGATTTAGTAATCAATACAAACACTAGAGTTCAAGGTGACCTTTATGTTGATGATACAATTTATGCAGAAACTATAATTGTAAGTTATATATCATCATCAATAATTTATTCATCGGGTTCAAATATTTTTGGTGATAGATATGATGATAGACAAGAATTTACTGGATCTGTATTAGTAAGTTCATCCATTATTGTAAATGATATAACTGCATCACAATCAATTAGTAGTTCATTTACAGGTTCTTTCTTTGGAGATGGTAGAGATATATTTAATTTACCACAAGCTACAAGATTATCAACCGGTTCAATAACCGCATCAGTAACACCTGAAGATGGATTTAGAGTACTTTCAATAGAGAAGGGTTCAACTTTTACAGGTTCCCTTTTTGTAAGTGGAAATATAACCATACCATCTGGTAGTGGTTTCTTTAGTGGTAGTGGTGAGGGATTATTTAACATCCCACTTTCGGCACTTAATATAGATTCATTAGTAGCAAATAAAATAGCAAGTGGTAGTGTAACGGCATCTGTTTCACCTGTATTTGGATTTAACGTAAACTCATTAGCAAGTGGTTCTACTTTTACTGGTTCACTTTTTGTAAGTGGAAACGTTGTAATACCATCTGGTAGTGGTTTCTTTAGTGGTAGTGGTGAGGGATTATTTAATATACCATTATCAGCACTTAATATTGATTCGTTAGTATCAACTGAATTAGCTAGTGGTAGTGTAACCGCATCAGTATCACCTAATTTTGGATTTAAAGTAGAATCACAACAAAGTGGTTCTCAACTTAGTGGTTCGGTTAATATTAGTGGTAGTTTATTCGTATCACCATTTAGTGGTTCGATACAATTGGCATCTGGTTCATCTTATTATGGAGATGCTCAATTCCTAAGAAATATACCTCGTTCAGCATTAACCGAAGATGCATTAATATCTACGGAAATAAAATCAGGTTCAGTAACCGCATCGGTTTCACCTGATTTTGGATTTAAAGTAGAAACTCCATTTACTGGTTCTCAATTTGGTTCTCAATTTACTGGAAGTATTGATGTTAGTGGAAGTGTAAAGGCATTCTCATTCATTGGAGATGGTTCTCAATTAACAAACGTACAAGCTGCAGTAGCTCCAAAAATAGAGTCTGGTTCAGTAACGGCATCAGTATCACCTAATTTTGGATTTAAGGTAGAATCTCAAACAAGTGGGTCCCAATTTACGGGTTCTATTCAAATTAGTGGAAGTGTATTTATTCCGTCTGGTAGTGGTTTTTTTAGTGGTAGTGGTGAGGGGTTATTTAATATACCATTCACATCATTTACAGGAGATGCTTTTAGAATAGCAAGTGGTAGTGTAACGGCATCAGTATCACCTAACTTTGGATTTATAGTTAAATCAGAAGAAAGTGGTTCTCAATTTACAGGTTCTCTTTTTGTAAGTGGGGGCAGGGGTATAGAATTGACCTCCGGTTCATCTTATTCTGGAAGTGGTGCAAGACTATTTGATATACCACGATCAGCACTTACTCCGGATGCACTCCTATCAAATTTAATAGCTAGTTCTAGTGTAACGGCATCCGTAACTTCCGATTTTGGATTTAGAGTACAATCCATAGAAAGTGGTTCGCAATTTACAGGTTCACTTTTTGTAAGTGGTGCTAGGGGTATTGAGATAGCATCGGGCTCATCTTACTCTGGTAGTGGTGCTAGATTATTTGAAATACCCATTAGTGCAATTGAAGATTTAGACCTTTCAAGAATTGGAAGTGGGTCTGTAACCGCATCAATTACACCAAATAATGGATTTAGAGTAAATTCGTTCTCAACCTTTACAGGTAGTATGCTTATATCAGCATCCGCAACGTATTTACCAACATCATCAATACAAACTGTATTTAATGTAACAAATAATGGTAGTATTTCATACACTTTTGATGGAGCGGCTATTAATGCAAACCCAACATTATTTTTAGTAAGAAATGTAACTTATACATTCAACTTAAATGCAAGTGGCCACCCATTTTATATAAAAACAATACCATCTACTGGAACTACAAATGTATATAATACAGGTGTAACTAATAATGGTGATGATAATGGTGTAATTTTATTCACACCAACATCCGAAACACCGAATACTCTATATTATAATTGCCAATTCCATTCTTTGATGGGTGGAATAATCAATATAGTTGATGGAATTTTACAAAGAGGGCCCGATGTTGTTATAACCGGTAGTTTAAATGTTAGCGAAATTGTTAGAGCTAGAGAATTTACTGGTTCATTTAGTGGTTCATTCTTTCAAGGAGATGGTTCTGGCTTGTTTAATATACCTCGTTCTGCATTAACTGAAGATTCATTTAGAATAGCAAGTGGAAGTATAACTGCATCGGTAACACCCCAATTTGGATTTAGAGTAGAATCTGCAACCGTTGGTTCTGAATTTACTGGTTCAATTGATGTAAGTGGTTCGGTAATTGCATCGGCTGTAGCGGCTGTATCAATGAGTGCATTCGATATAAGCGGTTCATTTGTTGGTGATGGTAGTAGATTAACAAACATTATAATACCACCATTAGAGACAACGCAAATAGCTAGTGGTAGTGTAACAGCATCAGCTGAACCTGATAAAGGTTTTATAGTAAAATCAGCACAATTTGGTTCACAATTTACGGGTTCAATATTTGTAAGTGGCAGCAGAGGTATTGAATTAGTTTCTGGTTCATCTTACTCTGGAAGTGGTGCTAGATTATTTGATATCCCAAGAACAGCATTAGCACCAGATGCATTAGATACTAATAGAATTTTATCTGGGTCTGTAACCGCATCCGTAACACCTCAATTTGGATTTAGAGTAGAATCTACCGAAAGAGGTTCACAATTTAGTGGCTCTTTATTCCTAAGTGGTTCAGTATTTTTAAGAACAGGTTCATTTAGTGGTAGTGGTAGACAATTATTTGATATACCAATTGCTGCACTATCTGATTTAGATACATCAAAAATATTTAGTGGGTCTGTAACTGCATCTGTATCTCCTAATTTTGGATTTGTAGTAACATCTGTTGCTAGTGGTTCTATATTTAGTGGAAGCTTGGTAGTAAGTGGTAGTTCTAACTTTAGAATGGGTGTATCAGCATCCGTATTTAGTGGTAGTGGTGCTGGTTTAACCGATATTCCATTTTCTGCACTTTCTCAAGAATTATTTAGAATTGCAAGTGGAAGTGTAACTGCTTCCGCATTAGCTGATAGAGGATTTGTTGTTGAATCGGTAGCTAGTGGTTCAAGAATTACTGGTAGTGTTGCAATTACAGGAAGTTTAAGAGTAACTGCAACATCTGGTTCTTTAATATTAGATTCATCATCTGCGTATTTTGGTGAAGGTACTTATTTAAGAAATATTCCTAGAAATGCTCTTAGTGAAGATGCATTAATATCAACTGAAATCAAATCGGGTTCGGTAACGGCATCGGTATCACCTAATTTTGGATTCATAGTAAAATCTGCCGAAAGTGGTTCTGAATTTACTGGTTCGGTTGATGTAAGTGGAAGTGTGACCGTAAAAAGTGGTTCATTCTTTGTAGGTGATGGTAGATTCCTTAACAATATTACACTTGCCAATTTAGCAATTGATTCAACAAAAATATTTAGTGGAAGTGCAACGGCATCTATTTCACCAACCGAAGGATTTGAGGTAAATACTCACTCTAGATTTGATGGTAGTTTTATTGTATCTTCGTCTGGAAGACCTACTCCTTCTTATTTAATAGATAATGTATTTTTAGTAACAAACGATGGAAGTAGTGCTTATAATATAAGTAATGCATTAGTAAGTGGTTCAAATCCAACAATAACTTTAGTAAAAGGTGTAACTTATACATTTAATGTAAATGCAAGTGGACATCCGTTTTGGATTAAAACTATAAATTCTACTGGAACTGGTAATGCATATAATAGTGGTATAACTAATAATGGAGATGATAGTGGTTTAATTATTTTTACACCACCATTAGATGCTCCTGATACTTTGTATTATAATTGCCAATTACATGGTTCTATGGGTGGGGTGATTAATTTATTGAATGAATTAACTATTCCTGCTGAAATTAAATTTATTGGTAATACTAAAATAGAAGGTAATTTAACTGCATCTATGTTTAGTGGTAGTGGTAGAGGATTATTTGATATACCTCGTTCTGCTATAACAGAAGATTCAGTTAGAATAGCAAGTGGTAGTGCTACCGCATCAATTGCACCTGATACTGGATTTATTGTAATTACTCCATTCACATCATCATTTGGTGAGGATGGTTCATTTACCGCATCAATAGCATCTAAATTTACTGGTTCAATTTCTGTATCTGGTAGTTTATTTGTGAATGATATTAGTGGTGGTTTATTTATAAATTCTTCTTCGTTCTTATACGCTGATGGTACATTTCTTAGAAGAATACCCCGTTCAGCATTAACCGAAGATGCATTAATTAGTACGGAAATTAAATCAGGTTCAGTAACCGCATCAGTTTCACCTAATTTTGGATTTGTTGTAACTTCTCCATTTACATCTTCTTTAGGTGAAAATGGCGTATTTACAGCATCAATAGCATCTAAATTTACTGGTTCAATTTCTGTATCTGGTAGTTTATTTGTAAATGATACAAGTGGTGGTTTATTTATAGAATCATCATCATTCATTTATGCAGAAGGTACATTTTTAAGAAACATACCTCGTTCAGCATTAACGGAAGATGCATTATTATCATCATTTATTGTATCTGGTTCGATAACAGCATCTGTAACACCTGATGAGGGATTTAAAGTTATTACTGATAGAACTGGTTCTCAATTAGGTTCTCAATTTACTGGTTCAATTGAAGTTAGTGGAAGTATTAGAGCAACTGATTTCTTATTTGGTGATGGCAGATTTATAACAAACGTACAAGCTGCAGCAGCACCTTTAATAGCAAGTGGGTCAGCAACAGCATCGGTACAAAGTGGAAATAAATTAATAATAACAACCGGAGCAACTGGTTCTGGAATTGGTTCTGAATTTACTGGTTCGATTAGTGTTAGTGGTTCACTCTACGCATCAGATTTTATATTTGGTGATGGTAGATTTATTACTAATGTACAAGCGGCAGCAGCACCTTTAATAGCAAGTGGTTCTGCAACAGCATCGGTTCAGAGTGGAAATACTTTTATAGTAACAACATCAGCAACTGGTTCAGCTATTGGTTCTAGATTCACTGGAAGTATTGATGTAAGTGGTAGTGTAAAAGCATTTACATTTATAGGAGATGGTTCTCAATTAACAAATGTACAAGCAGCAGCATCACCTTTAATAGCTAGTGGTTCTGCAACAGCATCGGTAGCAAATGGACAACAATTTATTGTAACAACTGCACCATTGTCTGGTTCATATCAATCTCAATTCACATCATCCGTAGCAATTAGTGGTTCAATTACCGCATCTATTTATTTTGGTGATGGTGGTGGTTTATTCAATATCCCACCCGATGCGATTGAAAACTTAGAATTAAATAAAATTAACTCTGGGTCTGGTATAGCAATTATTGACCCAACTAAATTAAATGTAAACGTACCAATAACTGCGGCAAGATATGATGGTGATGGTAGTGGATTATTTAACATTCCACCTGATGCATTGGATGATTTGCAAATTGATAGAATTCAGTCTGGTTCATTTGAAGCGGTAATTTCTCCAAATAGAGGATTGCAAATTGGAACTAGAACATTTGTATCTGGTAACTTAAGTGTTACTGGTGGATTGTTTGTAACCGGAGGAAATGTAATAATATCATCTGGTTCATCGTTTATTGGAGATGGTAGTGGATTAACAAATATTAATATTGCTAATTTAGCATTTGAAACATCACTATTACAATCTGGTTCTGCCATAGCTAGAATATCTCCAAATTTTGGATTTGTAGTAAATACATCATCTTTAATTGATGGTAATTTAGTAGTATCAAATCAAATAACAGCAAGTAATTTAATATTTGCACCATTATTTACTGGTTCATTCTTAGGAACATATAATTTCCAAGGAGTAGGACCAACTGCATCAGCGGAATATGATATCTTAAGATTTGATGAAAATAGAGGATATTTTGTACCTCAGCCTGAAACAACATTAACTGAAACTGTATCATTCAATAGTGTAAGTGATTTAACTATCGTACACAATTTAGGTATAAGATATCCAATGGTTCAGGTGTACGCAACTGGTTCTGAAGACCAAATATTGCCTGGTCAAATAATATCAATCAATGATGATACCATACAAATTAAATTTGCTGGATTAACTTCTGGACACGTTGTAATTGGAAGTGGTGGTTCATTAATTAATGGTACAATACCGGGTGATAGAGTATTTGGGAATGTACTATCCGCATCATACGCAATTAGAGCTGGTGTAGCTGAAAGTGTTGTTGGGTTTGATTCTGCATCATTATCAGCATTAGGTGATTTACAAAACTTTGTAAGAAATTCACAAACATCATCGATGAGAGTGTTTAGTGCAGTAAGTTCTTCTTACGCATTAACAGCATCATACGCATTAAATGCAGGAGATGGTGGGGGAACTGATTTATTTGTTTATTATACAAGTTCATTAGTAAAATCACAAACTGCAAAAATTAATTTTACTGGTAGTGGTGTAAGTGTTACAACATCTGGTTCAGATGGAGTATTGGTAACTATATTAGGTGGTGGTGGTGCTGGGATTGGTGATTTACTTAGTTCACAAACTTCTTCAATGTTGGTGGGTACTGCTTCATTAGCATTTACCGCATCATACGCTCTTTACGCTCTAAATGCGGAAGGAGTAAATACGGCATCATTCTTACAAGTAAATAAAGATAGTAATATTAACGCAAACTTAACTATTAGTGGTAGTTTAGGTGTTAGTGGTAGTTTATTATTACAAAGTTTACAAACTGGTTCATCTGAAGATGTTGTAATTTGGAATAGTATAACAAAAAAATTAGAAAGAAGAAATATAGCAGCTGCTGTGGGTTCTTCTGGAACTGGTGGTACTTCTGGTTTTGATGGTTCTGCTGGTTCATCGGGAACTTCTGGAACATCGGGAACTTCTGGTACAAGTGGAGTAGATGGTACATCTGGTTCATCTGGAAGTAGCGGTTCATCTGGCACAAGTGGAGTAGATGGAACATCTGGTTCAAGTGGAACATCTGGTACAAGTGGTAGCAGTGGAACATCTGGTTCAAGCGGAACATCTGGTTCAAGCGGAAGTAGTGGAACATCTGGTTCAAGCGGAACATCTGGTTCAAGCGGAAGTAGTGGAACTAGTGGTTCTACTGGTTCGTCTGGAAGTAGTGGAACATCTGGTTCATCTGGAAGTAGCGGAACTTCAGGAAGTAGCGGAACATCCGGAACAACTGGTTCTGAAGGTACATCTGGAACGTCTGGAACATCTGGGTCATCTGGTTCATCTGGAAGTAGTGGTAGTGGTGGAACATCTGGAACAAGCGGTACATCTGGAACATCTGGTACATCTGGAACATCTGGTACATCAGGCTCTTCTGGTAGTGGTGGAACATCAGGAACATCTGGAACAAGTGGTTCATCTGGTACTTCTGGAACAGCTGGTAGTGGTGGTTCTTCTGGAAGTAGTGGTAGTGGTGGTTCTTCTGGAAGTAGTGGAAGTAGTGGTAGTGGTGGTTCATCTGGAACTTCTGGAACATCTGGTAGTGGAGGTTCATCTGGTACTTCTGGAACAGCTGGTAGTGGTGGTTCTTCTGGAAGTAGTGGTAGTGGTGGTTCATCCGGAACTTCTGGAACATCGGGAACATCAGGTTCATCGGCAACTGCTGGTACTGGTGGTACATCTGGTAGTAGTGGAAGTGGTGGTTCATCTGGAACAAGTGGAGTAAGTGGAACATCCGGAACTTCTGGAACTTCTGGAACAAGCGGTACATCAGGTAGTAATGGTATAAGTGGAACATCGGGAACATCTGGTACAAGTGGTAGTGGTGGTACATCCGGAACTTCTGGAACATCGGGAACAACTGGTTCAGCTGGAACGTCTGGTACAAGCGGAACTTCTGGAACGAGTGGAAGTAGTGGTAGTTCTGGTACAAGCGGAGAAGATGGTTCGTCTGGAACATCTGGTTCGTCTGGAACTAGTGGTACATCGGGAAGTAGTGGTACAAGTGGTAGTAGTGGTACATCGGGAAGTAGTGGTTCATCTGGAAGTAGTGGAAGTAGTGGAACATCGGGTACAACTGGTTCTTCTGGAACATCCGGTACAAGCGGAACTTCTGGTACATCGGGTTCAAATGGAAGTAGTGGAACTTCTGGTAGTAGTGGTTCTTCTGGTACATCGGGAACAACTGGTTCATCTGGTACTTCTGGTATAGATGGAACTTCTGGAACATCTGGTTCATCGGGTACTTCTGGTGTAGATGGTACAAGCGGAACGTCTGGTACAAGTGGTACATCGGGAAGTAGTGGAACATCAGGTAGTAGTGGAACTTCAGGAATAGATGGTACTTCTGGAACTTCGGGAATAGATGGTTCATCTGGAAGTAGTGGAACTTCGGGAAGTAGTGGAACATCGGGTACAACTGGTTCATCTGGAACGAGCGGTACTTCTGGTATTGATGGAACTAGTGGCACCAGTGGTACATCTGGTTCAAGCGGTACATCTGGTTCAACTGGAACGGATGGTACATCGGGAACATCAGGAACAACTGGTTCATCTGGTACGTCTGGTATAGATGGAACTTCTGGAACATCTGGAACTGATGGTACTTCAGGAACTTCTGGTAGTAGTGGTACAAGTGGTACAAGTGGAACTTCTGGGACGTCTGGATTAGATGGAACTTTCTTTGGTTCTTCTGGCTCATCTGGAACTTCTGGGACAAGTGCAACATCTGGTACTTCTGGTACAAGCGGAACTTCTGGTACTTCTGGTATAGATGGAACTTTCTTTGGAAGTAGTGGAACATCTGGAACAACGGGTTCTGATGGAACATCTGGAACTTCTGGAACTTCTGGTACATCGGGCTCTTCTGGTAGTGGAGGTTCTTCTGGAAGTAGTGGTACGTCTGGTTTAGATGGTACATTCTTTGGAAGTAGTGGTTCAAATGGAACTTCTGGAACTAATGGAACTAATGGTACATCGGGAACTGATGGCTCAACTGGTACTGCTGGTACATCGGGAACTTCTGGTGAAAGTGGTACTTCTGGATTAGATGGAACTTTCTTTGGTAGTAGTGGAACTAATGGTACAGCTGGTACAAGTGGAAGTAGTGGAACAAGTGGAAGTAGTGGTACATCTGGAACGAGCGGTTCATCTGGAACTTCTGGATTTGATGGAACTTTCTTTGGTAGTAGTGGTTCAAGTGGTAGTAGTGGTACTTCTGGTTCTGGAACATCTGGAACTTCTGGTTCAAGTGGCTCATCTGGTACTTCTGGTTTAGATGGTACATTCTTTGGAAGTAGTGGTTCAAGCGGAAGTAGTGGTACAAGTGGAGCTGGTACTGATGGTAGTGCTGGTACAAGTGGAACATCTGGTTCAAGTGGAACTTCTGGATTCGATGGTACATTTTTTGGAAGTAGTGGTACTAGTGGAGAGAGTGGTACGGCTGGAACTTCTGGTACAAGCGGAGAAAGTGGTTCGAATGGTTCTTCTGGAACAGCAGGAACTTCTGGATTTGATGGAACTTTCTTTGGTAGTAGTGGAACATCTGGTTCATCTGGAAGTTCTGGTTCTACTGGAACGGCTGGTACATCTGGTTCATCTGGAACGAGTGGTACATCTGGAACTTCTGGATTTGATGGAACTTTCTTTGGAAGTAGTGGAACATCTGGTTCTACTGGAACGGCTGGTAGTAGTGGTTCTACTGGAACGGCTGGTACATCTGGTTCGTCTGGTACATCCGCAACTTCTGGAACTTCTGGATTTGATGGAACTTTCTTTGGTTCTTCTGGAATTTCTGGTACGTCTGGAACTTCTGGAACTTCTGGTTCAACTGGAACTGCAGGAACGGCGGGTTCATCCGGAACTTCAGGTAGTGGAGGTTCATCTGGTACTTCTGGTTTAAATGGCACATTCTTTGGTAGTAGTGGTACTTCAGGAACATCAGGTGGAATTGGTTCAACTGGACAAGCCGGTACATCGGGAACTTCTGGAACAACTCCTCCAAACTTTACTTCTGGAACATCTGGAAGTGGTGGTACATCTGGTCAAACTGGTACATCTGGAACTTCTGGTACAACTCCACCAAACTTTACTTCTGGAACATCTGGAAGTGGTGGAACATCCGGTGAAACTGGTACGTCTGGTACATCAGGTACAACTCCACCAAACTTTACATCTGGTACGGCTGGAAGTGGTGGTACATCTGGGCAAACAGGTACGTCTGGTACATCAGGTACAACTCCTCCAAACTTTACGTCTGGAACTTCTGGTACAAATGGATTTAGTTTAAATGGTACAACTAATAATGGGTTACTTACATATCAGGATGTTCCTGTTCAAGCTAATGTAGAAAGTAATTTGACATTTGATGGTACTAGTTTATCTATAACTGGAAATATAGTATCTTCTACTCATATAACTTCTACAACATTTAGAGAAACATATTTGGATTTGGGACCTGGTACAAATACAACAATAGACCTTTCCCTTGCAAATAACTTTAGAAGACAATTTACTGGTACATCGGCAATATTGTTTACAAATCCTCCATCATCAAACGCATTTGGATTTACATTTACAATGGTTAATGCCGGAGGATATTCTATAACATGGCCTGCTAGTGTAGATTGGGTTAATGGAAGTGCACCAATATTAACATCAATCGGTACGGATGTATTATCATTCTTTACATTTAATAATGGTACAACATATTACGGATTTGTAGTTGGAAAAAATATGAGTTAATAATTATAGTTATGAGTATAGCAAGAAAATTAATACCATCGGATTCAGCACTAGTGTTTCCGTTTGTTTTTAGAATTACAACAACTACAACAAATACAGTATTTACTGTACCATTAGTTGATTTTGGTTTATTAAGACCTAGTCTTACAATAAGTTGGGGAGATGGTACATCATCCCCATTAATAACTTCATCTTCATCATCTGATAGAATACACACATACGCATCAGCTGGTACTTACACAATAACTATTAGTGGATTTATGCCAGGATTTTCGGTGAATAATAATATTAATATTAGAAACCTTATTACCGAATTAGTACAATGGGGAATTGTTGGATTAAGAACTATAAATTTTTATGGTTGTCAAAATCTAACATCCATTCCTGGTAGTGCTACTATTGATGATGTTGGTGGGTACACAGGATTAAACGAAGTTGTTAATTTTACATCGTTTTTTCAAGCAACTAGATTGGCAAATATACCCGCTGATATATTTGATTATTCACCAAACGCAACAACATTTTCCAACGCATTTGCATCAATATTAACATTAACTGGAGTACCAACTGGATTATTTGACAATGTGCCAAACGCAACAACATTTGCATCTTGTTTCTTTGCATGTCCGGCATTAACATCAGTACCATCTACATTATTTGACCAAAATATAAACGCATCAAATTTTTCTGGTACTTTTAGAAATTGTAGAGCTCTTACAAACGTATTACAATTTACGAATAATATAAATGCATTAGTTTTTACTAACTGCTACAATATGAGTTCTACATCAAACGCCCTAACAGGAACAGCACCTGAATTATGGAATAGAACACCAACTCCATCTGGAACTGATTGTTTTAATAATTGTGTTAATTTAACAAATTTCGCAACAATACCTGCAAACTTTAAGTAATATGTATTTAAGAATTATAAATGAAACCATAAACTATCCTTATACTATTAAGGAATTGAGAGAAGCATATCCTAATGTAAGTTTACCAGCCGAATTATCGGAAGAAGCTTTAAGTGAATGGGGTGTATATTTCGTAACATCAACCCCAATGCCAAATGATTACACAAAAAATATTATCGAAGGAACTCCTGTTTTAACGGATGGTGTGTATTATCAAAATTGGGTAAGTACAAATGCAACAGAATCTGAAATAAATTATAGATTGGAAAATCAATGGGAAGAAATTAGGTTTATTAGAAATCAATTACTTACAGAATGCGATTGGACACAATTAAGTGATGTTTCACAAACAATAAAAGATTTGTGGACAGCATATAGACAACAATTAAGAGATATAACCAATCAACAAAATCCTTTTAATATAGAATGGCCTATAAAACCCTAAAAGATATGGAAGTTTATATTTATACCTATAACAAAATAGTTAAGGTAAAATGATAATACACAATCCTATATTTTCGGGTTCTATAATTCAAGATAGAAATAATGCTTTTGCGGATTTAAGTGGTTCGTTTACTGGTTCTTTAACTGGTTCATTTAAAGGTACAATTGATGTTCAACAAGCATCATTTGCAAATTTAAGTATAACTAATAAATTATCGGTAAGTGGTTCTTTAATAATGACCGGCTCGATGAATTTAACAGCAGGTGGGTATTTGGTTGATAACGTAAACGTATTGGATTCAGCAATAGCCTTTGCAATAGCATTGGGATAAAAATAAAATAAAATGGCAAATACATTTAAAAATAGTATAAATAGTTCAATCGGAACAACGGGTGTTAAAGTTTACGAAGCACCAATAGGGTCTTCTGCAACGGTAATTGGTGTGAATGTAGCTAATGCAAATTCTAATAACATTTCAGTTAGTGTGATGATGAAAGATATATCAGCAAACAAAGTTGTGTATGTTGTAAAGGATGCGTTAATAGTGCCTGGTAGTTCTAACGTATTAGTTGGTGGTGAACAAAAGTTAGTTTTGGAAAGTGGAGATTTTCTTTCAGTAACATCATCATTGGCTAATTCGGCAGATGCAATTGTTTCAGTATTGGAGATAACATAAAAGTTTTAATGAATGGAATATTTGGGTAAAAGTCCTAATGGGTTAAATCAACTAAGTTCATCCTTAGTTGGTTTGTTTGTAAGTGGTAGTAAAATAGTAGAGTTTTCATCAGCATCACTAAATGTTGTTGGTAGTGTTACTGCTTCCGGAATACAAGCATACGAAATAGATTCTTTTGGAAACTTACCATTGGAAATAAAATCTAATACTCAAATAACTGGGTCATTGGCAATATCATCTTCAATAAGTTCATCTTTATTTAGAGGAGATGGTAGTGGATTGTTTAACTTATCAGCTGGAGCTTTAGGAGACCTAAATCAAATTAAATCAGGTTCTGCAATTGCACAAATTTCACCTAATAATGGATTGGTAATAAACGTACCAACTTCAATAAGTGGTGGATTAGCAGTAAACGGAAATTCAAATGTAACTGGTTCGATTGTAATAACACAAAACCTAAACGTTGGTGGCAGAATTACAGCAACCGAATTACATACAACCTTTATTTCATCATCTGTAATATTTTCATCTGGTTCAAATAAATTTGGTGACAACGTTATTGATAGACAAGAAATAACTGGTTCTCTTAATGTAAGTGGTTCTATCTTTGTAGGTGGGGAGACAATACCAACCGATAATACAACAAATGAGGTTTTGGTATTGAATACTACAACTGGTAGAATTAGTAGAAGATTTGCAGCTGCAACTTCTGGTACATCGGGAACTTCTGGAACGTCTGGTACATCGGGAACTTCTGGAACAAGTGGTACATCTGGTTCAACTGGTTCATCCGGAACATCTGGTTCATCTGGAACTTCTGGGAGTAGTGGAACGTCTGGAACGTCTGGTACATCAGGAACATCTGGAACAAGTGGTACATCAGGAACATCTGGAACTTCTGGTACACGTGGTACTTCTGGTACAAGTGGTACATCTGGTAGTAGTGGAACATCCGGCACATCTGGTACATCAGGAACATCCGGAACAAGAGGTACATCAGGAACTTCTGGAACTTCTGGAACTTCTGGTACATCTGGACAAAGTGGAACTTCTGGTAGTAGTGGTACTTCGGGAACGTCTGGAACATCTGGTTTAACTGGTAGTAGTGGTACAAGTGGAATAAGTGGAAGTAGTGGTACATCTGGTACATCCGGAACTTCTGGAAGTAGTGGTACAAGCGGAACAAGTGGTACAAGTGGAATAAGTGGAAGTAGTGGTACAAGCGGAACAAGTGGCACAAGCGGAATAAGTGGAAGTAGTGGTACAAGCGGTACAAGTGGTACATCTGGTACAAGTGGAATAAGTGGAACAGCAGGAACATCTGGTACAAGCGGAACAAGTGGTACATCTGGTTCAACTGGTTCTTCTGGAATAACTGGAGCTGGTGGATTAGGTGGTACAAATGGTACGGGAGGAACTTCTGGAACGAGTGGTACATCTGGTACATCCGGAACTTCTGGAACATCGGGAACTTCTGGTACAAGTGGTATAGGAGGAGCAAGTGGTTCAAGTGGAACATCTGGAACATCTGGAACTTCTGGTACACGTGGTACTTCTGGTACAAGTGGTACATCTGGTTCGTCTGGTACAAGCGGAGCTAGTGGAAGTGCTGGTTCATCGGGAACTTCTGGTACATCCGGAACTTCTGGAACAAGCGGTGTGAGTGGAAGTAGTGGAACAAGCGGTACACGTGGAACTTCTGGAACGAGTGGTACAAGTGGAGCTAGTGGAAGTGCTGGTTCATCTGGTTCATCTGGTACAAGTGGTACAAGTGGTACAAGTGGTACAAGTGGAACTTCTGGAACAAGCGGTGTGAGTGGAAGTAGTGGAACTTCTGGTACACGTGGTACTTCTGGTACATCGGGAACTTCTGGAACAAGCGGAGCTAGTGGAAGTGCTGGTTCATCTGGTACAAGTGGTACAAGTGGAACTTCTGGTACAAGTGGTGTAAGTGGAAGTAGCGGTACAAGTGGAACTTCTGGAACAAGCGGAAGTAGTGGTACAAGCGGAACTAGCGGAACTAGTGGTACTTCTGGAACGTCTGGAAGTAGTGGTACAAGCGGAAGTAGTGGTACAAGCGGAAGTAGTGGTACATCGGGAACGTCTGGTACATCTGGTACAAGCGGAAGTAGTGGTACAAGCGGAACTAGCGGAACTAGTGGTACTTCTGGGACTTCTGGAAGTAGTGGTACATCTGGAACAAGTGGTACTTCTGGAAGTAGTGGAACACGTGGTACTTCTGGAACTTCTGGTACATCAGGAACTTCTGGAACAAGTGGTTCATCTGGAACTTCTGGAACTTCTGGAACTTCTGGAACATCAGGAACTTCTGGTACATCTGGAAGTAGTGGTTCGTCTGGTTCGTCTGGATTATTATCATTAACTGGTACAACAAATAATGGTGTAATCACATTAAACGGAAGTGCACCAAACGCAACCGTTGAAAGTAATTTATTGTTTGATGGTAGTACATTGACAGTAAATGGAGCAGCAGTAATTACAGGTAATTTAGTTGTAAATGGTACAACTACTACTGTAAACTCAAATACAATAAATTTAGGTGATAATATAATCACATTAAATGGAGATTTTACAGGTTCATCAGCACCAACTGAAAATGCTGGTATAGAAGTTAGGAGAGGTTCATCATCAACGGTATCATTCTATTGGGATGAAAGTACTGATAGATGGACAGCAGATAATACTTTATCAGTAAGTGGTAACGTAGTTCTTAGTGGTACAATTGATACTGGATTAGGTGCAACTGAAGTTTATTTAATGAATCAAAATGTTCGTACAACCGATTCACCATCATTCAATAGAATAACATCAACTGTAGCAACTGGTACATCACCATTCGTAGTATCATCTACAACTTTAGTTAGTAACTTAAACTCTGATTATTTAGGTGGACAGCAAAATTCATCGTTCTTTAGAAATTTAAGTGGAGGAACTGGTACTAGTATTGATACTTATGTTGATAATGGATTTAGAACCTTAAGTTATACAGGATATAGTTCGGGATTATGGTCTACTAATATGGGTGGGTCTACTGGAACAGTCCAAATGGAGTTTGAATACAATACTCCTGTTAGAGGATTCAAAATAAGAAATAGAACGGATAATACAACTTGGTCATCGGTTGGATGGGTAACAATGACTACCGCAAATCAAGGGCATATTGGTGGAACAATTTGGCATAGTGCGAATGATGGAGCTGGTACTGGATTAGATGCGGATTTATGGGATGGTTATCAATTTTCTGATTATCTAAACCAAGCAGTTAGAACATCCGATTCCCCATCATTTAATAAAATAAGATTAACTGCTGCTGGTAATAGTTCTGGTGGTAATATCCTAATGGGACCTGCTGGTGAAGGTACTAATAAATTTTCAACTTTAACTGGTACTCACTATAATGCAACATCACAAGCACAAGGAACAACCATTATAGGAGCATATAATAGTGCAGCCGCAAACCAAATTTATATTGGAGGAAATATATATGAAGCTAACCCAGCAACTCAAATAGATTTTTATACACATAATGCAATTACTCATGCTACTGGTGGAAGTTTAAGAATGAATATTAATAGTTCTGGAAATATTACTGCTAACGTAGATTTTAGAGCACCAATATTTTATGATTCGGATAATACAGCATATTTTATAGATGGGGCATCCACTTCAAACCTAAATGATTTAAGAATTCAGGGTGATATTAGAATGGAAGGTTCGGACTCATATATTTGGATGCCGAACAACAACTCACTTTCAACTGGATTTTATGACCCGGTTAGTGGTTTAGTTCCTATCCAATTAAATGGACCTGCTGATGGTATATTCATTGGTAATAACATGTGGCTGAGTTATAATACTGCTAACAACAATAATTACAATGAAAATATTAGATTATACCCAGCTGCAAATGGTGTATCGGTAATTGGATTTAGAGCAACTGCTGGTAGTACGGGTGGAACACCTACTACTTCTATATTAGGTTACTCTGATAGACATGAAACACGTGTTGGTGATACTTGGGAAACAAGAATATATTCAGGATATGCTGAAGCAAGAGGTTCTTATAGAGCACCACAATTTATTGATAGTAACAACACTGCATTTTATATAGACCCTAATGGATATTCAAATGTATCTCAATTAAACGCTGCTGAATTTTTTATTGATGGGTTGAAAGTTTTAAATAGTGTTGGTTCAAATACAGCAACGGGTACTATCAACGCAATTTGGGGTATGTTAAAACCAACTGGATACAAATTATATCCGGATGAAGAATTTCAAGATGGTAGTAACTCAATTCAGGTATACAACAATGCAGGTGGTTCAGCTGTAACCATAACAAGAAAAAATGGTTCGTTTATTGATGGAACTGCGGCTAATATGCCAAATAGAAGTGGATTTGTATTAGAAATTCAACATGCACCAACCACTTCAAACGGAACAAGTCCTGGTTATGGTGGTTGGTACTTCGCAGCAGGTACGGGTCCTTCAAGTAGAAGGTTATTATGTGTATTCAAAATGAAGATACCTGTTGGTAGAAGTGTTGAATGGGCATCTAACTCTATTGGTTCTAATGGTACTGGTGAATGGTTGACATCAAATGCAGGTACGGGTCAATATCAGGATTATGCATTCCTTGTTCATTCTGGTACGGCATCATTCTCATCAACTCACTTCTTTTATATTGTAGGTGGTTCAACCGCAACATTCTATACTTACTTAGCATCTGCAACTGTTTATGATGGTACTGATATTGATGCTGAAAGAACAAGAACATACGAAGCTACATCAGAAATGAGAGCTGGTGTGGGTATGTACGCACCGATTTATTACGATATAGATAATACGGCATATTACTTAAATCCAAATGGTTCTAGTATATTTGGTTCTACCACTCAATATCTTTTAACATTGGCTCATAATATAGCTAATGGTGATTTTAATGATGCATTGTTTGTACAAAATTTAGCATCCGGTCAAAGAGTTCAAATTGGTATGAGTACTAATGATACCGATGGACAACACCATAGAGCATCTTTAAGAGCATATAAAGGAACCGGAACGTATGAAGGTGTATTTGGTATTGCATTGAGACAAGCAGGGAGTGCAAGTCATATACAAAGATTTACATTAAGTGCTGCTGGTGATGCTAGTGTAGATTCTTCTTTCAGAGCACCTCAAATTTGGGGTGATAGTTTTTATGATAATGATGGTACGTTCTTCTTTAGAACAGGACAAAGTAGTGGAACTACTAGACACATAAATTTAGCAGATAGTAATTCAGACCCATCATCTGTAGGTTCATCTACTGGTATTAGTTCTGGAGCTAGAACCGATGGAAATCTTTATTATATGATGTATGTAAAGGCACCATATAGTAATGGACTTGCTACATATACAAGACTTTCTTTAGGATGGCACACTGGTGTTGAAATAGGTGGTAACCCTGCTTATGGTGGTACTAGATTTATGAATGACTCACCTGGTGTTTCTACAACTGAATTAATGGGGGTTGGTGTTGGTGACCAAAACGTAAGAATAACAAATACATTATTCGTTCCTTATATTGCGGATAGAGATAATACGGCATTTTATTTAAATCCGGCTGATACTGGAACTTCAATTAATATTGCAGGTTCATTAAGAGCAGCAAATTACAATAGACCGGCAATTCTTTCAGTATCAAGTGGTACTGGTTCATCTGGAGGTTCTTTGGCAATACAACAGGAAACAGCAGAAGGTTGGACTGGTATATTTGTTGATTATGAGCCATATACTGGATGGGGATTGTGGCATGATAATCCAAACAATATGTTTGCATTTACATCCGAAGGTTCAACTGGACAAATTCGTTCATTTACTGTACCTTCAAGAGTAAGTGGTAATAGAACGGCTTATGAGAAATTTAGAGTTGACCAAAATAATGGTGACGTAATTGTTGGTAGAGATGGATACGCGCAAGCATCATTTAGAGCACCAATATTTTATGATAATGATAACACTGCTTATTTTATAAATGCAGCAGAACGTAGTCTATTGAATAGAATAGAAGTTTCTAGAAATGGTGCATACGGTGGATATGTAGAAGCTGATTTAATAGTTGGACATGGTGGTAATGATAGACGAGGCTTTGGACAAGCTGGTGGTTCTAATATTATGTTACGTTCATCGGCTAAATCATCAATTACTGCATTAGATGAAAATCAAAACTTAGGACAAATTTCTTATGAAAACTTAGCTTGGACTATTGGTGAAAACGTTGGATGGGGTACGCAAAGAGTTGAATTTCCTGGAGATGTTAGAGCACCAATATTTTATGATTTAAATGATACTGGATATTATGTAGACCCTGCTGGCGGAAATGCTAGAATTGGACGTGATTTGTACGTTTCTGGTTATGCTGGTGGTGTTGTTGGTAATAGGATTATTGTAGGAGATACATCAACACCTTATTCGTTGTTGGATGGTAACGTAAGACCTATGGTTTACATTAGAGGTAATTATCCTGTATTAACATTAGACCATACGGTAACATCAAATACAAATCACGGACCTACAATTCAATTCGTTCATAATGGATTAAATAATAGACAATGGGTGTTTGGTTCTACTGGTGATGGTATTTCATTAGATATAGGATTTTCAAATGGTTCTCAAGGAAATAGTAACTGGAATCCACATAATGGTATTGCTGGTTATCTTGGTACAACCTTTATGAGATTCCGTGAAAATGGAAACATTGGTTTAGGTTCACAAGGCGATTGGGGTGCTATTGGTGGTGGTGAACCTGGATATGCAATAGACACTAGAGGACACTTCTATAATAATAGTAGAGTAGATGCACCAATATTCTATGATGCAAATGATACTGGTAGATATGTTGACCCGAATGGTGAAAGTAGATTAAATGGTAGTAGAATTTACCCAACATTGGCAACGGGAAGGGGTTCATACTCCCAACCATTAGCAAACTTAATTTTACACCCAACATCAGCAAGTCCGTCTGGATATGCAAATATTGAATTCTTTTCAGATTATAATACACCTTCAGATGGTGCAGCAATCACTTACTTTACTGGTATTGATGGTGGTGAAGCATCTCAATTAAGAATTCGTTTAAATAATGACTTTAACGATGGTATTGCATTATGGGGTGGATATATTGATTTTAATTGTCAAACTGTAGATGGGCCTAGTCAAGGATATAGAAATAACATATTCTCATTCCAAAGAGTAGGTACTGAAATTGCATTCATTAATAGTAATGGTGTAATGCAAGCAAATGGTGATATGAGAGCACCAATATTTTATGACTCTAATGATACTTCATATTATGTAAACCCTAATGGATTTAGTAATTTTGCTCAATCAAATGGACAAGTTGTAACTATTACAAAAACAGGTTCAGCACCGGGAAACAATAGTACTATGTTGGTAACAAATAGTTATGGTAACCACTCTTGGGGTATAACTGGTGAATTCCGTATTGAAGCAAATGGTGGAGCTGATAGACCTTCTATTTTATTCTCTAACGGATTTGATAGTCAAACATGGAGTTGTGGATACGGATATAATGATTCTGGATTTTTTAGAATTAATCACGACCACGGACATAGAAATGGTTCTTGGGGTACTACTGATTTCTACATTGATAGAGGTGGTAACTCATACTCAAATGGTAGTTCTAGAGCACCAATATTCTATGACCAAAACGATACAGGTAGATACACCGACCCAACAGGTCAATCATTTATAAGAAATTTATGTGTTGGTGATAACAACTATAATCATGGATATCCGGGTGTACTTCAAATAGGTAGTACATCATATAACTATAACTTCCAAAATGGTAGTTGGGCTGGTAGTATTACAACTGGTATATTAGCAAACTGTGCAGATGAATGGGAATTTTCAATACATGATAGTGGAACTTCAGTTGAATCAGTATTCATATATTCTGGTGGAAGATTATTAATGGGAAGAAATATAGGTTGGGGTACGACTTATATAGAAGCAGCTGAATCGTTTAGAGCACCAATATTCTACGATTCTAATGATACCGGTACTTATATAGACCCTACTGGTACATCTCGAATAGGAGCTATACAAATTTCACCAAGATCTTCCACATCAAATGAAATTCGTTTCTATGGAGTTGTTGGTGATAACCCCGGCTCATATAACCACGGAGCTATAATAGAAAGAATTTGGAGAAATGGGGATGAATCAGAATTATTGATATTCAAAGGTAATGACCCTGATGTATCAACTATACATGACCGTTTAAGACTTGCGGCTTGTGGTAGAGTTGTATTCCATTCATATAATACCTATGGTAATGTTGATGATTATATGTCAGCATCTGGTACTGGTAACATCAATGGTTCTGGATTCTTTAATGGCAATGACCTTTATGTAACCGGTAACGTAACTGCATATTATTCAGATGAAAGATTAAAAGATGTTATTGGTCCAATTCCAAACGCACTTTCTAAAATAATGAGTTTACGAGGTTTCTATTATACAAATAATGAAACTGCAAAAAAATGGGGTTATACCGATGATAGTATTCAATTGGGTCTATCGGCACAAGAAGTTCAAAAGGTATGTCCGGAATTAGTTCAACCAGCACCATTTGATATAGAAGCTGATGGAACATCAATATCTGGCGAACATTATTTAACTGTTAAGTATGATAGATTGATACCTGTATTAGTAGAAGCAATTAAAGAACAACAAACCGAAATGGATGAAATGAAATCCGAAATAGCTGAACTTAAGAAACAATTGATGGAATTATTAAAAAAATAAAATAAAGTATATTTATAGAATATAAACATAAAATAAATTATTATGGCATTAACATACGAATGGAAATTAATAGGACTTAAAAAACAAAACACAGAAGAACTTTCTGATGTTATTGTTGGTACTCAATGGACATTAACAGGTACCGATACCGATGGTAATACTGGTACATTTAACGGAGCAACTCCATTTACAATTCAAGACCTAAATGGTGATGGTTTTATAGACTATCGTGATTTAACAGAAGAATTAGTATTAGACTGGGTTAAAAATATTGTAAGTGGTTCAACTTCATCAAATTATATGAATCACATCAATCAACAAATACAAAAGCAAATAGATGATGTCAAATTTGCAACAATAACTGTTAGTAGTTCGGATTTACCTTGGTCTCCAACATCTGGTAGTTCTGCTCAACCAACTGTGGCAGATACTCCACCTGTTTAATAAAAAATATAAAAATTTTTATTGTTAAATATCCAAAGTGCAGATTTATAAACAAATTTGTGTTTTGGATATTTTCTTTATATTTATATCTGTATTTCACAACTAGCAAATACAAACCTAAAATACAAATTGAAGAAATAAAATGGCAGAAAGAATCGTATCACCTGGCGTATTCACAAGAGAAAATGACCTATCCTTCTTAGCGCAAGGAATTGGTGAAATTGGAGCAGCATTTATAGGACCTTTTAAACAAGGACCTGCATTCGTTCCTACTATTGTTAGAACGCAATCAGAGTTTGAAGAAATCTTCGGAACTCCTGATGGAACTTATTATACTGAACACGCAGTACAAAACTATTTAAGAGAAGCTGGAACGGCTACAATCGTAAGGGTTGGTGGTATAGGTGGTTACACCCAAACTGCGCCTTTAGGTATTTTTGCATCCGGTTCATCTAACCAAAGTTTAGGTACTAAATTAGTTGGAGTGTTATATTCAACCGCTGTCGGAGATGAAGGTGTTGGATTTGCATCATCAACAATAGTTAGTAACGATGCAACCGATGGTTCATTTGTGATTAACACATTGGCTGCAGGTGTAAATGTATCGGCATCAATCCTACCAACAGCTACTAATGATTTATCGGATGTATTTGGTGAATCTCCATTTGGTTCAAAAGCTGCTTATACATACAACTATTTTGAAAACATTGCAGCTTTATACACTGGTTCTCTTGGAAATAATATTGTAGTATCTACTGACCCATTACCAAATCAAGTTTATGGTGATGTTAAAACAGCAGAAACTCCTTTTGTTAAATCTCAATTGATTAGTGGTGAGAGATATGACCTTTTCAAATTTGTAACTTTAGGACATGGTACAACATATAATACTAAATTTAAAGTTGGTATTTCTAATGTAAAAGCAGCTGGTGAAGATGGTTCAACTGATTACTCTACATTTACTGTAACAATCCGTTCATTTGGTGATACCGATAAGAGAAAGAGTGTGATTGAAACATTTAATAATGTAAACTTAGACCCTGCTTCTCCTAACTACATTGCTAAGAGAATTGGTGACAGATATAATGAAATTGAATCTTCTGGTAAAATAACAGAATATGGCGATTATGCAAATAGGTCAAAATTTATAAGAGTTGAAATGGCTGAAAATAGTGTTGGAAATCCAATTTCAGCAGCACCATTTGGACATGGAGCATATACAAACCCAATTAGAGCAACAAATGATGCAGAAGCACAACAAATTCCGGCCGTAGTATATCAAACTGGTTCGGTAGTTAATACATCATCATCTCCAATATATTTTAGTGGATTTGATTTTGAAACTGCTGGTGTGGCAGATGATAATAGACAATATTTAAAACCAATTCCTGAAAGTGCACAAACTGGAGCAAACACTATATTTGCATTTGATTCGAATGGTATATTTATGGGTCTTTCTGGTTCTGCATCATCTGATATGGTTCATAGACAATTCGTTCTTGCATTCCAAGAAGGATTTGATGGTTTAAATCCAACCATAAAGGCTAATATAAGTACACCAATAACATCAGCAAACACACAAGGATTTAATTGCGCTACTGCAGCTTCTAATGGTTCAATTGCATATACTAAAGCAATCAACGCTATATCAAATGCAGATGAATACGATATCAATTTAGTTGTAACTCCTGGTATTATTCGTTCTGAACACCCAACTATTACTAATAGAGTAATTGATATGGTTGAAGATAGACAAGATTGTTTCTATATCGCTGATTTTGTGAATGTAGGTGCATCTATAACTGAAGCAACTGAAAAAGCAAACGAAGTAGATTCTAACTATGTAGCAACTTACTACCCTTGGATTAAGACGGTAGATGCTAACACAAATAAATTAATACCAGTTCCACCATCAGTATTGATGCCGGCTGTATTCGCTGCAAACGATAGATTGGCAGCTGAATGGTTCGCACCTGCTGGTTTGAATAGAGGTGGTATTATTGGAGCAGTTAGTGTATTGAATAGATTAACACATTCTGAAAGAGATACTCTATATGAGAACAAAGTAAACCCAATCGCAGCATTCCCTGGACAAGGTATTGTAGCATTCGGACAGAAGACATTGCAAGATAGAGCATCTGCACTTGATAGAATCAACGTAAGAAGATTACTTATCACTGTTAAGAAGTTCATCGCATCTACTTCTCGTTTCTTAGTGTTCGAACAAAACACAGCAACAACTAGAGCACGATTCTTAAATACTGTAAACCCTTATTTAGAGGCAATCCAACAAAGACAAGGTTTATACGCATTCAGAGTTGTGATGGATGAAACTAACAATACACCTGATGTAATTGATAGAAATATTATGGCTGGACAAATTTTCTTACAACCGGCTAAGACAGCGGAATTTATCGTAATAGATTTCAACATCTTACCAACTGGAGCAAGTTTTAACGCATAATACAAAAAACAACAAAGTAGATATTTATTAATATAATAAAAAGGATAATAAAATGGCAGAAATACTAGAGTTTGATAAGATGTTCTATACGAACTTCGAACCTAAGATGAAAAATAGATATGTGATGGAAATCGATGGAATTCCTTCATATATGGTTAAAGCAGCAGCTAGACCTTCAATCACATTTGAACCGATTGTGTTAGACCACATCAACATTAAAAGAAAGTTACAAGGTAAGGGTGAGTGGCAGGATATAACTGTAACATTGTATGACCCAATTGTTCCATCTGGAGCACAAGCGGTAATGGAGTGGGTACGTTTAGGACACGAATCAATTACTGGTAGACGAGGATATGCAGATTTCTATAAAAAAGATATAGATTTCTATATGTTAGGACCTGTTGGTGATAAAATTGAACAATGGAAATTAAAAGGAGCATTTATTATATCTGCAAATTTTGGTGATGTTGCATTCGATTCAAACGAACCAGCAACTATTGAATTATCTTTGGCTTACGATTACGCAATCTTAGAATTCTAAAATATTCCTTACGGAAGCTACCGAAGGACAACCCTCATCAGAAATGGTGGGGGTTTTTTTATTTTCAAAAATTTTAATTTAATGTATTTATATATACAAACTAAAAAAGATATAAAGTTATGGCAGAAGTTAATATTGCACAGCAAACCCCAACACCTAAACAGGTAGAGGCATTGAAATTTGATTTTCCAACGGAAACAATTGAATTACCATCAAAAGGATTGGTATATCCTGAAGGACATCCATTGAGAGGTGGTACTTGTCAAATAAAATATATGACAGCTAGAGAAGAAGATATCCTTGCAAATCAAAACCTTATTAAAAAAGGTATTGTATTAGATAAACTATTTGAATCGGTTCTAGTTGAACCTGGAGTAAATCCAAATGATATCTATATTGGTGATAAAAACGCTATTTTAATGGCAACTCGTATTTTAGGATATGGTGCTGATTATCAAATAGAAATGACTGACCCATTTTCATTAGAAAAGCAAACTGTTGTTATTGATTTAGGTAAAGTTCAAACAAAAGATGTTGATGATGATGTATTAAATTCAAAAAATAGATATACATTCAAATTACCATCAACTGGAACTGAAGTTATTTTTAAATTACTTACACATGGTGATGAGCAAGAAATTACAAAAGAAATACAAGCTTTAGAAAAATTAAATAAGAATTCTGGCACATCATTTGATGTTACAACTCGTTTGAAATATATGATTGTTTCAGTAGATGGTAATGAGGATAGAGGTTTTGTAAATAGATGGGTAGTTAATTCATTTTTAGCAAAGGATACAAAAGCATTTAGAGCTTATGTTAAAGAAATATCACCCGATTTGGATATGAAATTCCAATTTACATCTGAAATAACTGGTGAGATGGAGGCGCTAGATATCCCATTCGGGATTAACTTTTTTTACCCTTCCAACTGATTATAGAACCCAATTACATTCTCAAATTTGGGAAATGGTTCAATTCAGTAATGGGTTTACTTGGTCAGAGGTTTATCACATGCCAACATATCTTCGTAAATTTTATTTTAATAAGTTGATAGAACTTAAGAAAAAAGAAGCTGAAGAACATAAAAAGGCTCAATCAAAAATGAAATCAAACAAAGTGAGGATGCGTTAATATCCTCACTTTTTTATTTGTCAATATTTATAGAATATAAACACTATTTGTATGAATAATAAAAAACAAATTAAACAAGAAGGTATATTCGATGTTGCTGATAGATTCGTAGCTAGATTTTTCGATGGGTTATCAACTGGAGCAGCTAATAGTATTATCAAAAAAGCTGAACAAGCCAAATTACCACCACATGCAATTAAACTAATGAAAGATATTGAAGATAGGGGTGAAGAATTAAGAAGAATAGCAAAAGAATTAAAAAAGTAATTTAATAAATGGCACTAACTCCAGAAGAAAGAGCAGCTAGAGATGCCGCCCGAGCGGCGGAAGCTTCCTTGTCTATTTTAGAAAGAATTCAAAAATATAGAACTAGAATTCTTGAGTTACAAACAAAAGAAGGAGAGTTGAGTTCTGCAGAATCTGATGAACTATACAAACAAGAAATACTTCTTGCTAAAAATATTGCTATTCAAGAAAAAAGAGCAAAACGGCTGTTGGGTACTAAGCAAGTTGAACTTGATATAGCTAACGCATACGCACAGCAAGCAGATGGGTTATCTTCAATTTCAAAAGTATATAAAGGATTAACAGATGTTCAGAAGCAAAGTTTAGTAACTGTACAATCATCATTATCATCTGTCCAAGCTTCATTAATAGCTGATGAAAATAAAAAAGTATTATTAGATAGTACTTTAACTGGTATATCAGAATTGCAAGGATTGCAGCAAAAAATGGCAGAAACTGGACCGGAAGATGTGGAAACTCAAAAATCCATTTCAACTGCGTATGATGCTCAACTTAATAAGTTAAGAGAGGCCATTACAGTAAAAGAATCAATCGGTGAAATTACAGAAGCAGAAGCTAATGCATTATTAGCATCGTTAGATACACAACAAAATAGTTTGGCTGCGGCCCAAAAATATGGTACGATTACTAAGGAAACCAAAGAATTAATAGAGGCACAAATTCAGGCATACGAAGGTGTAAAAAAATCAATAAGAGGAGTACTTGGTACTTTATCTATGATAACAAAAGGACCAATGGGAGCATTGGGTGTGGGATTGTTAGGAGCAGGATTTGCGGCAGATAAGTTAGGAAAAAATATTAGAAGTTTTGGTGGATTTATTGATTCCGCCCAATTTTCAGCATTAGGACTTAGTTTTATATTTGATGATGCGGAAGAAACAGCAAAATCGTTATCAAAAGAATTTGGTGGATTAAAAGATGTAACCTTTAGTACTCAATTAAATACTAATTTAATGGCTACTAATATGGGTATTAGTGGTAACGAAGCAGCTAGTATAGTTGGTAGTTTTGCAAGAATGAACGATGGTTCAGCTTCAACTGCTATGGATATGGCAGCCACAACAAAAGAAATGGCAAAGGCAGCTGGTGTTCCTGTTGACCAGGTAATGAAAGATGTTGCTGGTTCTGCTCAAGCTTTTGCGGAATATGGTAAAGATGGTGGATTGAATATAGCTAAGGCTGCTGTATCAGCTGCTAAATTGGGAGTGGGTATGGACTCATTAACCAAAGTAACTGATTCCCTTTTAGATTTTGAAACATCAATAAATAGTGAATTGGAATTAGGTGCTATGCTTGGTAGAAATATTAATTTAGATAGAGCAAGAGCATTAGCATACGAAGGAAACATAGGTGGGGCTGTAAAAGAAACATTACAAAGTTTAGGTGGTATAGAAGAATTCAATAAAATGGATATCTTCCAAAAGAGAAAGGCGGCTGAATTATTGGGATTATCAGTTGAAGAATTCCAAAAGATGGCGGCTAATTCTGATAAATTAAATGATGATGGCACTGTTCAAGTTTCTACATTTAATCAAATTACAGAAGCTATAACAGCATCTGCAACCGCATCTGGTGGATTTTTAAAAACTATGGGTGGGTTGGTGTTAGGAGCTGCACAAATGGGTGGTTCTTTTGCACAAATGGGTATGGATGTGAAAGGTATGGCTTCGGGAGCACTTGACAAAATTAAAGGTTTCTTTGGAGGAGCAAAACCACCAATTCCTACACCTGACACTTCAATAACAGGACCACTAACCAAAGATGGTTTACCTGATAAACGTTTTAAAGCAAACCGATTACCAACAACACCAGCAACTCCACCATCACCAACAACAATGGCACCACAAGCACAAACGGGACCCGCTGACCAGGCAAATAAAATGTCTAAGATAAAAAGCGGAGATTTAATTAAAGGTGCGGTAGCATTATTGATATTAGCAGCAGCTTTATTTGTTGCAGCAAAAGCATTTCAAGAATTCGGAGAAGTTACTTGGGAGTCGGTTGGTATGGGATTAGTTGCATTGGCCGGATTAGCTGGTATTGCATTTATATTATCTAAAGCACAAGGAGCTATGTTGCAAGGTGCAGTTGCAGTTGCCGTTTTAGGAGCAGCTTTAATACCATTTGCATTTGCTATGAGTTTAATTGAAAATTTAAAAATAGATGCTGTATTAGCAGCCGCAGCCGGACTAGTTATGTTTGGGTTAGCAGCAGCTGGTATAGGTATGATATTACCACTTATATTAGCAGGTTCTGTTGGTATTGCAGCATTGGGCGCATCTATGATATTATTTGGTGCAGGGTTAATGCTTGTATCAGGAGGTATGGGTGCTATATCAGCGGTTATACCATTTGTTACTGAACAAATATCGGCATTATCACAAATTGATTTTCTACCAATATTAGGTTTAGCTGGGGCTTTAACTATATTATCAATAGCATTAGCAGCAGTTGCTGTTACTGGAATGATGGCACTACCTGCATTACTTGCTTTAGGATTGATAGCAGGAGGAGCAGCCGCAATTATGGGTGGTGGTGAAGGTGAGAGTGGTGATAGAACCGGTGAGTTGATTGATGAAATAAAAGGATTGAGAGCAGATTTAATAGCTGGTAAAATAGCAGTAAATATAGACGGACAAAAAGTTACTTCTAATGTAGGTAAAGTTGTATCTAGAATTAGTTCCAATTCATACGCTAAAGTATAACGATGGGAAAGACTATTGAAGAATTATTTAAAACAAAACAATTAGTAGATGGTAAAACGGCTGCTGAAAAATACGAAATTCGTAATAGTAAAGATATGCTATTACGTTCTTCTACCGGTGCTATGGATTTACCATTTAAAGCTGTACAAATAGCAAGAAGAAACCTATCATCAAGAACTAGAGAAACAAGATTAGAACAAGAGGTAACTGGATTAAGAATAATATCTAAATTAGGAGGCCCTATTATATATGGTACTGATATTTTTAAATTAAGTACACAAAAAACTGAAATGGTTTCCGCAATGAAAGATTCGGTTAATCCAAATAATTCAGCAGATAGTGGTTTACTTGGTAACTTATTTCAAAAAGGAAAAGAAAAAGGATTAGAATTATTAAATAAAATAGGTGTACAACTACCAACTAAATTAATACCAACCCGAATATCTTTAAATAAAGATTTCAAAGCAGGTAAAGAGCCAGATACAATGGCAACACTTGCTAAAATAAAGCAAGATGGTGCTGGTAATTTGGCTGGAAAGTTTTTAGCTCAAAATGCAAAAGGTACTCCTAAACAAATAGGTAACCAAATATTAGGTGGTGGTATCAATTTACTAAAAGGCGAAGTTAAGAAAAAATTATTCGGAGCACCAAAACAAGGTGCACAAAACCTTGCTAAAAAAGGTGAAAATGATGTTCAATACGATAGTACTGCAAGATATTCAGATACCGTTAATCCAATTGATGAAGATTATTTCAAAAGAAATGACCTTTCATCTATATTAGTAGCACAGGAGACAAAACAGAATGCTGACCCTGCTGTACAAAAAAGAGTAGATGAATTAGTTCCTAAAGGAAAATCTGTAAATACATCAAAAAATCCATTTGCTAAATTAGGTGATAAGGTAGGTGATATTAAAAAAGATAATGAGAAAAAATTATCACAAGCAAAAAAAGTAGGACAGCAAGAAGTATCAGCTGGAAAATCGGTTGGAGATACTAAAAGTGGAGGTACATCTACTACTGATGATTCTGTAATTAAATATTCGGATACTGTTGATGAAACATCTGATGATGTAACATTACGAAATGATTTATCTACTATACTTTCTGCAAAAAAAGAAAATGAAGCTCAAAATCCTGATAAGAAAAAAGAAATTGATGCAGCAAAAGGAAATACCGCTCCTGTAAATGTAAAACAAAACCCATTTGCAAACTTAGGTCAAAAAATAGGTGATATTAAAAAAGAAAGTGAACAAAAATTATCACAAGCGAAAAAGGTAGGACAGCAAGAAGTATCGGCTGGTAAAAAAGTTGGAGATACGAAAAGTGGAGGTTCAACAACTACTTCGGATTCTGTAATTAGATATTCCGATACTGTAGATGAAACACAGGATGATGTAAAGTTAAGAAATGACCTTTCTACTATACTTACATCAAAAAACGAAAAAGAAAAACAAACTCCTGATAAAAAGAAGCAAATTGAAGCAGCAAAAGGAAACGTAGGTGCTTTAAATGTAAAACAAAATCCATTTGCAAAATCGGAGGATAAAGTTAAATCTGCTGATAAAGATACAAAAGGTGGATTGCAATCGGGTAGAAAGTTAGGACAGCAATCTATATCAGACGGTACTAAAAAAGTAGGAGATTTATCAGAAGCTACTTCAGGTGATGTTATTACATATTCATCAACAGTAGATGAGACACAGGATGATGTAAAATTAAGAAATGATTTATCAACAAAATTACAAGCATTAATAAAAGCAAGTAG